CCTTAAAACCACGCCTTGATTTGGCTTAAATAAGCAAAAAGAACAAGGCAACTCAATGGACTTCACCACCTTACAGAACGATTTTTCTAACGACTATCAAAAGGCTTTAATCGCTAACGCTGAATTTTTAGAAGCCAAGAAATACTACAACGGCAACCAACTCCCGCAAGACGTGCTAAACATCATTTTAGATCGAGGGCAAACGCCGATCGTTGAAAACATGTTTAAAGTGATCGTGAATAAGATTTTAGGTTACAAAATAGAGAGCATAAGCGAGATACGATTAAGCCCTAAACAAGAAGAAGACAGAGCCTTAAGCGATTTATTGAATAATCTTTTAGAGGTTTTTATCCAACAGGAAAACTACGATAAAGCGATGATAGAACGAGATAAGAACCTTTTGATCGGCGGCTTAGGGGTGATTCAATTGTGGGTAAATGAAGATAAGGAAAAAAATGTAGAAATTGATATAAAAGCCTTGAAACCTGAAAGCTTTGTGATTGATTATTTTTCTACCGATAGGAACGCCTTAGACGCGAGGCGTTTTCATAAGATGCTAGAAATCACGGAGCAAGAAGCTTTATTATTGTTTGGCGAGAGCGTGATGGTGAATTACTCCAATGTGAATCACGAAAGGATAGCGAGCGTGATTGAAAGCTGGTATAAGGAATATAACCAAAATTCGCAAAGCTATGAATGGAATCGGTATCTATGGAGTCGGAGCGCTGGGATTTATAAAAGCGAGCTAAAACCTTTTAAGAACGGTGCATGCCCTTTTATCGTATCCAAGCTATACACGGACGAATTAAACAATTACTACGGCTTATTTAGAGATATTAAGCCCATGCAAGATTTCATTAACTACGCCGAAAACCGCATGGGTAACATGATGGGAAGCTTCAAAGCGATGTTTGAAGAGGACGCTGTGGTGGATGTAGCGGAATTTGTAGAAACCATGAGCTTAGACAACGCAATAGCTAAAGTGAGACCGAACGCTTTGAAAGACCATAAGATCCAATTCATGAATAACCAGGCGGACCTCTCCGCTTTAAGCCAAAAAGCCGAACAGAAACGCCAACTATTAAGGCTATTAGCGGGACTGAACGATGAAAGCTTAGGCATGGCAGTCAATAGGCAGAGTGGCGTGGCGATCGCGCAAAGAAAAGAAAGCGGGCTAATGGGCTTACAAACCTTTTTAAAGGCGGCTGATGAAATGGATCGCTTGATTTTCAAACTAGCGGTTAGCTTTATTTGTGAGTATTTCACTAAAGAACAGGTTTTTAAGATTGTGGATAGAAAAGTAGGGGATCGGTATTTTAAAATCAATTCTAGCGAGGATAACAAGATAAGACCGCTGAAATTTGATTTGATTTTGAAATCCCAACTAAAGACAGAAAGCCGAGATGAAAAATGGCATAACTGGAACGAGCTGTTAAAGATTTTAGTGCCTATAAGACCGGATCTAGTGCCTAATTTAGTGCCATTGATGCTAAACGACATGGACAGCCCGATCACTAACGACGTTTTAGAAGCGATCCAAAACGCTAACGCTTTACAAGAACAAAACGCCCAAGCGAACGCGCCTTATAACGAGCAGATCCAAGCCTTGCAAATCCAAAAATTACAGGCTGAGATTTTGGAATTACAAGCCAAAGCGCACAAATACACCGAACAAGGAGCGTTAAGTCAAACCACGAACGAAAGCGAGAAAATCAACCAAGCGGTAGCGATTAGCGAAATGCAACAAGAAAACGCTAAAAACGATAATAACGCTAAAACGCCCGAAAATAAGCCCAATAAGAAGCTAAAAACGAGCGATAAAACGACATGGCGAAAATACCCGAGCGCGCAGAATTTAGACTATTGAAAGGCTAGAAAATGCTAAACAAGATTTTAGAAACGTTAGGAATAAGCGTTTTAGTTTTAGCGTTAGGGATTAGCTTTATTGTAGCGGTTTGTTTTTCTTTAGGAGCGTTAGCGAATGGATAAGCAAAGAGCTTTAAAAGAGTTGGCGTTAAGGGAATTAGCGAGGCGTGATTTTTATTCCTTCTTACGCTTGAAGTGGGAACGATACGAAAATAAGCCGTTTTTAGATAATTGGCACATTAAGTATTTATGCAAAATTTTAGAATGCACGCAACCTAACACATGCCAAAAAGACGAACTAATAAGGCGTTTGATTTTGAACATGCCTCCAAGCTATGGGAAAACCGAGATCATTGCAAGATGCTTTATAGCGTGGAGTTTAGGGAAAGACCGAACGAAGAAAATCTTTTACATTTCTTACAGCGATGAGTTATGCAGAAAGATCGCTAACCAAGTAAGGGATTTGATGGATAGCTTTTTTTTCAAAAGTATTTTTTTTGATGAGCCTTTAGAATTTTTGCAAAACAACTCAAGAGAGTTTATTTTACGAGAGGGTGGAGGCTTGTTTGTAACCACGCTAAAAAGCGCTTTAACGGGGTTTCACGCTAACCAGATACTCATCGATGATCCCATCAAAGTGAGCGATATGAATTCTAAAAAAGAAGTGAATAACGTGAATATGAATTTTAAAGAAAGCGTTATTTCGCGCTTGCAAGACACGCAATCTAACATAACGATCTTAATGCAACGCTTAGGGAGTAATGATCTATGCGGGTTTTTACAGAGCGAGCGCGAATTTGATATTGAAACGATCCAAAAATGGAAAATCATACAGCTTAAAGCCTTGAACGATAACGAAGAACACTACAAAATCAAGGATTTTGAACACATTAGAGAGAAAGACACGCCGTTATTTGAAGCTAAACACAATAAGGAACAATTAGAAGCCTTAAGGTTGCAAATGGGTAACGATGAATTTAGCGCTCAATACCAGCAAGATCCGATCGTTAGCAGTGGCGGGTATTTTGATCCAGAGTATCTAAAAAAAGTTTTTACGCACGAATTAGGAGAGATGAACACTTACATTTTTGTAGATAACGCTTTGAGTTTGAGCCAGAACGCTGATAACAGAGCGATAGTCGTCGTGGGCGTGGAAAATTACAACGAAAGCGTTAGGTATATCGTTTTAGATTGTTCTTTTGGGATTTGGAGCGAAGAAGATACGATTAAACACATTCTAGCGCACAAAGAAAAATACAAGGACGCTAAAACCTACATTGAGAGCGACGGCGGAGGTTTGGTATTGTATCGTTTGCTTTTAGTCGCCTTAGCGAGACACAACCAACAAGCCAAAGAAAATAATAGGGAACCATTAAACGATGAAATTATTTGTTATACGCCAAGTAGAAAGATTTCAAAAGTGGATAAAATCAAAGCGATAAGGCCTTTTTACAATACAGGCTTTTTAGCGTTTAGTCATTCGGCTAACAACACCGAACAGATAGAAAAAGAGCTTTTTAGTTTTAATCCAGATAAGCCCTTCAAAAAAGACGATTGTATAGACGCTTTAGCGAGCGCGATAACGCATGAGAGCGTAAAAGCGCCTTTAAAGCGAGAAATCAAAGAAACCTATAACGCCAGAAGATACGCTAAACCAACATGGAGGATTTAGTCAAAACCTAACCCTTAAAAAACACGCTTGATTGTGATTAAATAAGAGAAAAAGAAAGGGTTATAATGAAAAATATAAATCATTTTAAACATTTTAAAAATATTAAGAACATTAGTAACATTAAAAAAAGGCGTTTAGCGTTTAAAAAAAGAAACGATGAAAGGCTTTTGAAGAATAGAGGTTATAGGGATTTCATTGCGAAAGTCAAAAGCAAGGAACAAAACGATGATGATTTTTTAGAACAAATGGAACTTTTATACTTCAATTCTTTAGCGTAAAAGGATAACGCATGCAAGAAAAAATTATTAAAATTATTCCTGAATTGCTGTTTTTGTTTTGTGTTTTGAGTGTTTTTGAATTAGTTTTGATCATTGAAGACATGAACAAAACCGAAAAGCTTGAAAGGGAAGTAAAAAAGAATTTAGAAGTGATAGAAACGATCATCGAGCTACTCAACGAGCATTTAGAAGGCATGCAGTTAGAGAAGTCTAAAATCAAAATTTTCAAAAATAAAGTTAGATAATGCAACATTCTTTAGTTTTAGGGTTTGAAATCTCTAAACTCATACCGTATCTTCTGGTAGGATTGATCGGCTTGTTTGTGGGCGTTTTGTATGTTTTTAGAAGCATAAGGAACGAGGATTTTAAGAGTAGGACGGAGGAAGTGATTTATTTCATTCAAGGCGTGGGAAGTAGCATGCTCATCACATGGATCAGTTATGAAATCACGGATTATTTTTTTCAATTGCCTGAGAGCTTGTGTATAGCGATTAGTGGAGGCATGGGGTATTTGGGAGCGGAGAGCGTGAGCGCTTTAGCGTTAGATAGTATCAAAAAAAGGATCTAAAAAATGGATTTAGTCAATTTAGAAAACGCCTTGAATAACGGCAATTTCAAAGAGCAGGTTTATAGCAGTTTAGAGGGGATTTATCAAATTTCTAAAGTTTTAAACCAATTAGAGATTTTAGATAACTTCAACGAACACGATGTGAAAATTTTAGAAACAATACAAACCATTGAAAGCAAGTTAGCGGGCTATGAAAACAGCGAACAGGAGCTAAAGGCTAAAATGGACGCTTTACTTAGCGCCATAGAAGCTAAAAGGCAAGAATTAGAACAACGGCTTAATTTGGAATTACAAAGCGCTAGAGTTAGCGAAACACAAAAGCTTAGCGTTGCAGGAAACGAACTAAAAACTAATCTAATAACAGAACTCACTAACGCTAAAAATGATCTAGCGTTGGGATTAGAAAAGTTGAAAACAGCCACCGAAACGCTACTAAACACGCCACGAATGCAAGGCGTTAATATGAAGTTTGTAGGAATTTATGTTTATGGGCGTCAAAGTTTTTTCAAAAATGAAAGCGATGAATTTAGGGAACTTTTTGAATTTGCTAGTATCACGCTAAAACATAGTAAAAGTTATATCGTGCAATCTAGCATGCCTTATGAATTAAGAACTAATGGGATTTATAGCGAAAGCATGGGTGAAATGGTGTTATGCTTGAAAGCGAATAATAAGGTGTATCCGATCATCAATAGCTTTTATCAAACCAAAAGCATTAATATAAATCATAGTAATAAAATCATGGGCACTTATGTAGTGAATAGTCCTTTCACAACGCCAAGCGAAGAATCGGATTATAAAATAGCGTTATTCGCGCGAAAACATAATGATTTATGGGTGAATGTGAATTACACCTCTAACACGGAAGGGTTTGAAACAAGCTTCTTGAATAACGCCCAATTCGCTAACCAAACCACGCACAGCCTACCAACAGCACATAATAACGACTGGGTGTTTTATAAACATTCTCAAGCGTTAGTTTATGAAATCCTTTCATAAGTTTTTTACTTTGAAGCTTTTATTTTTAGCGTTAGGTTTTGGTGTTAGCTTCAACGCATGCGCTAAAAAGGCAATCTATCACGAGGTGAAAGTGCCTATAAAATGCGACATTGAAATACCCACACGACCAAGCGCGCATTTAGAAGCGTTAGAATACTTGCGAGCGTTATTGATTTACACTGAAACTCTAGAAAACGATCTAAAGTTTTGCACGCAAACAAAACCTAACCCTTAAAACCACGCCTTGATTTGGCTTAAATACCAAGAAACAAAGGAAGTTAATGTATTTAGTCTTATTGGAAAGAAAACACGATTTAAAGCCTCTGGTGAGGAAAGACAAGAAAGAAAGCGGCATGTTAGGGAGCTTTAGAGTGTTTGAAAGCACGCACGATCAAGGCTTAAGCGATCAAGCGATACTAAAACACTATGAAAAAAAAGACGCGCTCTTTAGTTGCTTCTCCTTAGAAAACAGCGGAGAACCCACAGACACGCCGAATTTAGATAAGCCAATCGTAGCGAGGGATTACGAATTAGCGTGGAGCGATACGAGTTGCACGGTGCCTAAAGAATACCAAAACAAAAAATGCGATAATAAGCGCCATGAAGTGTTGCAGCTAGTAGATCCCAATAACAAGGATTTCAAAAACCGAAAAATTTTGATCCATGTAGGTAACAGCGCGCATGACACTTTAGGGTGTGTTTTGTTAGGGATGCAACACGATGAAGAGATGATTTATAAAAGCAACGAAGCGGTAAAAAAGTTTTTTGATTTCGTCAAAGACAAGGGCGTTAATCAATTTTTGTTCAAAGTGATTGATAAGGCTTAAGAATGGATACAACCCGATTTATAAGGAATTTTATATTATTCAAAGAAGCCTTACAAAAACAGAATTTCAATAATAAAGAATTGAACACCACGAGCATGCAAGCGGCTTTACAAAGCGAGCAATTAGCTTTAAACGAGCAAGCGCAAGATTTGCAAAGCGAGCAGTTAAGGGCTAAAATGCAAATAGACTTTTTAGGGATGCAGGCGAACTTACAAAGCGCGAAAGCGGACACCCTAAACAAGCTTATCCAATGCCAAGCGATGCTAAAAAGCCTAAAAGATAACGCCATGATCAACCGCGCGAACGCTTTAGTGAGCTTGTTGCAAGTGCAAGCGAATGCGGCTAATGGGATCACGCCGTCAAATTTTGAAGCAGCGTTTAAAATCATCAGCCAGATCGGCAGTGAATACAATCAAATCACCTTAAACAATGGGAGTGTGAGCGTGCAAGAAAAAGAACAAACGAACGAACTCAAAACGCTATTAAACGAGTTAGGCAAGGAATTAGAGAAGTTGAACCAACAGAGCGAGGTTAATTCCATACAGGTTTTTAGCGACAAGCTAGAAGTTTTAAAAGACGCGCCGATCAAGTTATGGGGCTTTAGCACTTTAGCGAACGCTAGCGAAGGCTTTTATAACGAAGCGAACGAACAACTAGCGAGCGGGAGCGTGTTTTTATTTAGGAGCGATAAGGTAGGAAAGCACACGATCACTTTCAAGGCGAGTAATAATAAAACCACTTTAGCTAAAAACATCACTGTGAGCGTGGTAGCTAACAAACTCAAAGAAAGGACCAACTAATGGCATATTTTGAAAGCATCACCGCAGGCAGGGGCGGTTTAGATAGTTTCAATCAAGCGTTAAATAACCAACGATACGCTAATTTGTTGCTTAATGAAAGCATGGGCAATTTTGCGAACACGATAGCGAACGCAGGAAGCCTTTTTGATAACGCTAAGATAAGAGAAGAAGCCCTGAAGTATCAAAGAATGCGGGATTTAGCTAATGATAAGAAACAAGCCGAAGCCTTTGACTTGCAAAAAAGACAAGCCGAACAAAGCATGGATTTTGCTAAAAGACAGCAGGTTATGAACGAAGAAATGCACAAGCAAAACAAACGCTTGAACGATCTCAAAACGCAAGCTTTAGCGCAAGAAAACCGGTTTAATAAACAGCAACAAGCCTGGCTAATGGAAGCAAAACCAAGCGCTAAAGCGAGCGTGAGCGTGGATAATAATAACGCTATGAAAACGCCAACCACGCCAAGATCAAACGCATTACCCACGCAAGGCACACCAAAGCCTAAAACGATAACTAAGGAAGAATTTAAGGCGATTTATGCTAATCCTATGTTTAGATTTTAGGTAATGCCTTATGGCTTGATTTTTAGGGCTTTTAGGGGGATTATGCCTTATATCATCATCGTTATTTTGTTAGTTTTTAGCGCTAATCTAAAGACTAAATTAGCGTTAGCAAACGAAAGGCTAAGCCGTAACGAAGCGCATCTGATCAAACAAAACGAAGCTATCCAAAAACTGGAATTAGAAAGCCAACAATACAAGGCTAACAAGCTTTTAGAACTAACCAAAACTAAAGACAAATACCACAAAATCGTTATCAAAGACCACACATGCGAAGCGAAGTTAGAAAGCCTTGAAGCGCTGATTAACGCTTTTAAAAAACATAACCCTTAAAAGTTTTTTAAGTTTTTTATAGAATGCTTGCTAAATAGCAAGGAGTGGAACAATGAAGCTCTACAACAAGATACAAGAACTCATCACCGAAAGCGAAACGCTCAAACAAAAAAATAATGAAGTGCTAGAATTAGCGAGAAACGAATTAAGCGAACTAATCAAAGAAAAGGCTAATGAAAATTTAGAAAGCCTAAAAAACACCTTTAAAGGCTATCTAAACGGCGAATTAGTGGAAATGCCTTTGATCGTAAAAAAGAATGTTAAGGAATTAGTCAATCAACAAGCCTTAACTAAAGAAATACGCAACGAATTATTAAGCCAATTTGACAAGCAAGCGATCGCAGGCGCCGTGAAGCAAGAAGTGAAAAACGAGATTAAAACCACGCTTAGAGATATTTTAGAAGATAGAGAACTACAAAGCAAACTGCAACAGGCTAAAAACGAGATCATCACCGAAACCACGAGCGAAACCACAAACGCCTTAACAAGCAAGATTTTAGGGATTTTAGAAAATAAGTTAAACGCTATCATTGAAAGCGTGATTAAGAATTTAGATTTTAGTTTTTTGAGCGCGCAACCGAAAGCGTTCTTTAGCGTGATTAACGAAAATTTGAAAGAAATGTTTTTAAAAGAGCTTGAAAGCGAGGTTTTAAGGAAATACGCTAAAAATGCTATTGAAAACGCTTTGAATGAAGCCGAGAAACTCAAAGCGCTAAAATTAGCGGAGTTAAAAGCGTTATGTTATTTGCAGGTTACGCTAGAAAGCCACAAGGTGAAGTTATTGCAAAACGCTTTAATGTCGGAAGCCGAGATTATTAACAATAAGCTCAAAATAGAAAATGAGATCGCTTATAGTTTGAAGCGTAAGGAATTGATACAAGAAGGCAAGCTAGAAGATGAAGCGTTTAAAAAATATATTTTCAAAGTGATCTAAAAAAAAAGGACAAAAGAATGACCAACGAAAAAACGCAAAGCGAAATTTTTGAAGAACAACTAAAAAGCTTATACCAACCGCTAAAGCAATCCCAACAAAAAACGAACGAAAGCGAGAATGATCAAGGATTAGAAAAGTTAGAAACTAATCAAAATCTAGCTAATGAAAGCGTGAAAGATTTAGAAGCTAACGAGCCGTCTTATCTCTCTACTGGGATCGCTTATTTGGATAACAAGATCAAAAATAGAAGTATCACGGCGTTTGACTACTACATGGCTAAAAAGTTTTTAGGAATTGATTTAAATGTCAATCTAAACGGCAACCTAAACCTAAAAACCGAAAATAAAACCAGGTTAGCGAGCATTAACAAAGCTACACAGGATATTTTTGATGATATTAAGGCGCTTGATTTGGGTGATGATCTCATCCAAAAAGCGCAAGAACACAGCGGGCTAATCAATCAAATTAAGCTATGGATCAACCACAAGACAAGAGGAGTAAAAGGCGTTGATTACGATTTAGCTAAGACCGATAACGCTATAATTAGTTACGCTAACAGAGTCGCAAAAACGCAAGCGCAAGGCGGGCAGGTAACGCAGAAAACAAGAGATGAAGCCAAAGCGATGACCGCATTTGGCGCTAGAAGCAAGGAAGAAAACACCGCAAGGATCTCGCAAACGCAAGAAGTGCTATTGAACTCCTTGAAGAAAAACCTGCAAATGTTAGAAAGTTTGGGCGGTAATGTTTCTCCTTTATTGTTAGCTAAAATCAAAGAATACCAAGACAAAGCCGATTACATTAACGAGACAAGCGGGAGAATTGATCTCAAAAAATACCAAAGCTTAAGGAATAAAAGCCAATAATGGAAGAAGAAAAAAAAGAAAATAACGAAGCCCTTTCACAGATAGATTTAAAGCGAGCGGTTAGGGAAGCTTATGAGGACACTTTAGCCACGCAAGGCGAGATCGCCGCTAAATTCAACATCAGCCGACAAACGCTTAAAACCACCCAAGCAGAAATCCCAAATATCTT